AGCGCCGTTGGTGCATTGGTATAATCGGCGCCGTTATATGTCACCGTCACGCTGCTCACACCTGTGCCGGCAAGCACCGCCACCGCTGTTGCCGGTGCGTTGACATCGTTCCGACCGACCCCCACCTCCATGTCAATCTGAAGCTCGTCAACGAACAGGTCGTCGAGAGTCTGTCCGTCGATCAGGTGTTGAGTGATCTGCTCACAAATGATCGGCACCCCGCAATCGGTATTGAACTTGCTGCTAACCTCGTACAGATTACCGGAATACACATCGCCTACCAGACTCAGACCGAAAGCATTGACGTAGCAGTTCGCCCGGTCCCGATGCACGCTATCGTCGGTATTATTGGCGGTCGAACGCTCATGCCACATCTGCGTGGTGGTATCATACACGAACGTCCAATCGTCAACCGGGTTGGTGATCTGGTAGAAGGTATGCCCTTCTGCACTGTAGCAAAAACCGAAACACTGCATCAGGTCGGTGGATTTACTCATTTTGTAGACGATAGATGGTGGGGTGATCGGTGTCGGCGTGTAGCCGCTCAACTCCACGACGCCGACGAAACAGGTATTGCCGTCGCCGTCCCGCTCGTAGGCTAGGAAGAATGCCGAATTATTACCACGGGCAATCGTCCAGGGGGTCACGGCGCCATAATCAATTACGGCACCCTGCATGCGGCTGAAAGGGAAGCCAACAGCAGTAGAACCGCTGTTGTTGTAGTATACCTCGGTAGTATACTGCTTGATGAAGAATAACTGCTCGTGCAGATTGAGCAGACCTTGCACGTTGTCTGAGGCTGACTGCACCGGCGTAGTCGCCAAGGCGTTCCAGGTCGTGCCGTCGTACAGATTACTGGCCGAGGCGCTCATGGTGCCGTTGGTCACGATGAAATAGCCGTCGCTGTACTCGATCTGTTGTGGGTTGACCGGAAAGCCGGCAGTACCACCAGCCAACGTAGTGAATACGGCAGTCGCCACGTTGTAGATGTAGCCGTTCACACCATCGACCACCATGACCTGATTGCCGCCGATCCCTGCCGACAGCAGGCCGTTCTGGCTCATGGACACGCGGCCTGTCGATGTTGCCATTGCACCGAGAGCAGTAACAGCGCCACTGCTGTTGACTGACACCAACTGGTTGCTCTCTACGGCGTAAATCAGACCGTTGAACGACAGGGTGGCGCGTACCGGTGACGCCAAACCACTACTGAACAGGCGCTTCCCTGGTGCGCCGATCAGCATACCAATGCCTTTCTGGTTGCTGCCGGCGGACAATTCGGGGTACAGATTGATAAACCGCTGGCTCTCGAAAGCAGTGGATCGACCGGAATAGGCATTGGGAATCCAGGGGAGGCGGGCCATGATTATTTATTATCCGGTTTGTAACATAAACCAGCCAAAAAACCAGCAACTTTACCTTTCAATAATCCTTCGGGTAAGCTAGTTGTGCCAAGAATAACATCATGCTCTTTACACTCTTCCTTAACCGCTCCACGATAGTTAGTATCGCAGGTTTTACACACCACTGTTGCAAATTGTTCTCTCATATTACCCCCTCGCCCAGCTAGCTGATCCAATCGCCGGACAGAATGTTGTTGTTCACCTGACCGCCGGTACTCGGCATGTCCATACGCGCCACCGGCAGGGTGTGATTGCTGTTCTCGACAATCTGCATGGCGACACGAGCATCATGAATCAGGTCGGCAGGCACCGGGCCTTTTCGACCCATTGGGCGCCAGATTTTCGTCGCCAGATTCTGCACAATGCAGTCGTAATAGATTGGCTGGAAGGTCACATTGTCGGTCAGATTGACAAGTTGCGTAAGGTATTTCTGGCTGTTGATGAACAGCGTGTAGGCTTGATCGGGTATGGCGTAGCAGGAGATTTTACCTGCCTGACTGGCCTGTTGCGTCATGCCGGCATCATAATAGATGGCGTCAGGGCGGGCGGTGGTGATCAGTTTGTCGTCGAACGAGTCGTAAATCTCCAGTTCGACCACATAACACGGATAATCCACATTGGCCGAGTCGCGGACGAACGCACTATCAATGGATATGGGCTTGTCGGTATTGAAGTTACCGCCGGTGCCGATGGTGTACACACGCTGACCCGGCACCAGGGTAAAGCCCTCCTGAATGGTCGCCGCTAACATAAGCCGACGACCAGACCAGGAGTTGAGCATCAGATTGCAGTGACGCAGGCACTTCTGGAGTTCCGATGCCTCTGGAACTTCATCAAGACTTGTTGCCCCAATGACCTCCATTGCTGCGATGAACAAGTCCTGAACGAGCATGGTCTACCTCTTTTTCTTACTGGTCGCCTTCTTCTTGGGTTTTTTACCTGTTACCAGCGACTTACCTGTTACTGCCTGGGCGATCCGCGCCGCCTTGCCTTTGTCGCCGGTCTTTTTCTTGATCGCCTGATATATTTCGTCAATTTTAGTACCCGTGGGTGCCATCACATCACCTCTTGCGGGGCGGCTTGGGTGCGGCGGGCGCTGCCGGCATGTCGGTAACAGGTGTCAGACCCGCCTTAACCAACTGCTCTTTCAGCGCCTTGATCGTGTTGTTCATACCGGTGAACGTATCCTCGAAGTCGGTCTGCATCTCTTTGATCAGATCGTCCTTCGCGGTGAGTGCTTCGTTCAGGCTTTTAACCTCGTCGGCGCTGGCGGAACACAGTACGTCGGCCAGTGGCTCGCCGGCAGGCTTCTCGTCCAGCACGTTATACGGCTTGGTTTCCGGTATGACCGGTGCTTCCACTTCCAGATCGTCAGGGTCTTCCACCCATCCCTGGTTGAGATGGAAGGTCAGTGCTTCCTGGGTGGTGACAGTGTACGGCTCACAGCCTTTTTTGTACAGTTCTACCGGTTTCATATCTTAACCCCTCTCTTGAGTAGTCTGGCTTTTTTCTTGCGTGCTACCCGTGCTCTGGCGTTGATCTTGGCTTTCTTTGCCGCCAACTGCTTCTCGGTCAATGGTTTCTTGACCTTCTTCACAGGAGGTGGAAAGAGCGGTTCCGGCTTATCCGGCAGTTCAGGCGGTGGCGGTGGCGGCGTCATATCGCCGGCCATGATTGCTTCTGTCAGAATGTCGATCATGTGCTAAATCTTGCGCTTGAACTTCTTGTCCATAGGCGGCTTGACCTTCTTCTCGTTGGCCTTACCCTTCCACTCTTTCGGCTTTTTCATCTTGCTGTTCATGACCGGTTTGGCTTTTTTCAAATCCTTGTCGCGGCTCGGCGCCTTCTCGTGCAGCTTCTTCTCCAGCTTCTTTTCTTCGTTCATTTGAAGCCTCCTTTTTTATTGTTCGTACCACAACAATTTCATTGACACCTGTGATGTGGTCGATCCTTGATTGGTCATCTGAATTACATAGTTGGTGTTTGGTTTCAACATCCACTCGACATCTGCGGGTGACATAATACCAGGTTCACGGTTACCGCCAGTTGCTGCTGGAATAAGATCAGCATCAATCGTTGTGCCTGCCGAAATGCCGGACGGATTACTGAACAAGGTGGCGACCGATGTGTTGGAACTGGTACGATTGGCGTTGTACGGTGTCACAACAGTCGTGCCATTAGTGATAACCGGTGCCTCAATCAGACTGACCACAATGGTGTTTAGATCGACCACTATACCCAATTGCTTCAGATGGGTGGTCTTGGCACCGGTTTTGAACTGAAGGTAAGCCGTGCCAGCATTAAGGATGCTGTACAGGTTGTTGGCACGATACGCCATTCCCAGGTGAGTACGTTTGTGTTCAGCGCTATTTGTACTAAGCGTGTTGTCGGTACCGTCAGAGCAGTCAACCCCGTTTACGTCATTAATGCCGGTCAGCGACATATCACACCTCTTTTTCGGTCAGATCGAAGTAGGCGATGGTGCCTACCGTTTTTTTCGGGATGCCCAACAGTTCGGTAACGGCCTGAATGACGCCGGGCCACGACTGGTTGTAGTCATGCACGGCGATGATCTTGCGACATTTCGGCAACCACGCCTCCAGATCGCCTTTACACCTCTCGTAAGTATGCTCGGCGTCGATGAACACCATGTCGAACGTATCCTCGGCGTGTATCCAGGCGGCATCGACCGATCCGGCGCGACAGATACGCAGCTTCGGGTTATCGTAACCGCCGGTATTGTTCTGGAATATCTGGAAAATATCGTCTTTAGCCGCCATATCTTCCAGAATACCATTGCTCGACGGGTCATGACCGTTCCAGTTGTCAACGGCCAGCACCGTGTGCCGCACACCGGCCAGCAGTGCCGTGGTGCTACGCCCCTTCCAGCTTCCCACCTCGGCTACGGTGTCCATCTTCTGTGCGGTTTCATACAGCCAGATCAGTTCGTCCTCAGACATGAAGCCGTCAACCTTCAGCGCCTTCAGGATCGCGTCGGGCCGGGGTCGCGCCAGATATTCGTGCAGGTTGCCTTTGAAATCCTTGCTGCCGGCATGGGTGAAGGTGATGTTCGGCAGGCACCACAACTGTCCGCCGGTTTTCTCCCACAGGTGGCTGAAACCGAAATCGTCATAATACATACGACCGTCGATCATGAACTCCCCGAAGAAATTGTACGTCGGTTGGTTGCTCAGACCGTCGTTGTATTTCAATTCCGGATAGGCT